ATCAACATGATGATTTGGGAAGTTCAAAACCGTTCAAAAGTTGGAATTCAATCTGAAACCTTGTCAAGACATTCAGTCACCTATTTTGCACAGGATGCAAACAACCAGTTGATGGGTTATCCAGTGACCCTTCTTGGTTTCCTGAAACCTTACATTAAAGCAAGGTTCTGACATGATAGGTGGAAACATTACCGCACTAATCCAAGTCAAAGATGAAGGAAAGAAGAATGCAATTGGTGAAAGGGTTCATCAGTGGGTTGATGTGGCATCCACAAAAGGATTCCTTGATTTATCCGCAGGTGACACCAAAAACACCACATTCAATGCAAAGATTCAGGAATCCACACACATTTTCCTTTGTGATTTTCAGTCCTTCAAGGGACTGTCAGGAAAGTGGGTTTGGAATCCGTTTTCTTTTGTCAATGGTGTTATTTCAACCGCAACACTGGATGAAAAGGTTGATGTGACATCAGAGAATGCAAGAATCATCATTGAAGGTCAGATTTACAACCTTCAATTCATTGATGACCCAATGAACTTGCATCAGCACTTGGAAATTTATCTGAAATTTGTGGGCGGTCAAAATGGCTGACATCAAATTTGAAGATAACAGGGTCACAGTAAAGGAAGCATTGACGGATGCCGGGATTGGTTTCTTGCATGAAATCGGTGGTGAATTTGTATCACAAACGGCACGAAATTCAAGGGTTGACACAGGTCAGACAAAAGGTTCTTGGGATTACAGAGTTGATGAAGGGAATCTGCAAGTCAGTATTGGTTCACCCCTTGAAAATGCCATTTGGGAAGAATTTGGAACTGGTGAATATGCGTTAAATAATGACGGTCGCAAAGGCGGTTGGTTTTATGTTGATGCAAAAGGTGATGGATATTTCACACATGGTAAAAAACCAAACCGGGCATTGTGGAATGCATATCAGTCTTTGGAATCAAAGATTCAGACTGTTATGGAATCAAAACTGAAAGGGATGGGTTAAAATGCTAAAAACAATTAACACACAACTTGAAGGTCTTGGTCTGAATTATGAATTTCAAAGGATGACCAAGAACCCTGTCACCTATCCTTATTGGGTCGGTGACTATACAGAGCCGGAAGGACTAACAGAAGATGGTTTGGAAACACCCACATTTCTGTTGACCGGTTTTGCAAGGGGAACATTTGAACAACTGGAAAATGACAAAAACAAAATCAAAGACCACTTCAAACATGGGGTTTCTGTGATTACAGAATCCGGTGATGCTGTGGTCATTTATTATGCCGGTTGTATTCCAATTCCCCTTGAAGATGACGATTTGAAAAAGATTCAAGTCAATTTATCAATAAAAATTTGGAAAGGAAACTGATGAACTATGTATGAAGAACTCAAAAATCATGGTGTAACCAAAGACACACCCAAAAACATTTTGCTTGGTGCAGGTACACTTCACAAAGGTTTCAAGTTCGATACTGCAACCAAGAAGTGGAACTTTGCTGAATCCCTTGTTGGTGCAACTTCCGGTGGCAATAAACTTTCCATTGTACCTGAAATCAAGACGGTTGAAGTGGATGGTGCATTGGTTAAGGTCAAGGGTCTTGACTTCAAGACTGGTGAAGTTGCAAAACTTGAAACTAACCTTGTTGAAATCACCCCTGAACTTCTGAAAACCACTGTCATTGGTCAGTTGGTGGATTCTGACATTGAAGGTTATGACCTTATTGAATCCAAGTCTGATATTGAAGAAGGTGACTATTTTGAAAACCTTGCCTTTGTCGGCAAGAAAACTGATGGCACACCTATCATCATTATTCTTGACAATGCCCTTTGCACATCCGGTTTTGAAGGTGAAGCAAAGAACAAGGAAAACACTGTTGTGAAATGCACTTTTGAATGCTATCAGGACACTGATGGTGACCTTACAAAGTTACCTTATCACATTTATTACCCTTCTGCATCTGCACCTGCTGCACAGGCAAATGTGGATGACGGTGATGACGGTGATGACACCGAAGCACAGGGTTAAAAGAAAGGATGATTGAACAATGATTGAAAACAACACTGCTATTCAGAATGATGTGGTTGAAACCGCAACCGAAACAAAACCCTATACCTTTCGCAGACTTGGGGCAGAAGATGTGTCCCCTATGTGCAAGGTAATTGGCAAAATTGGACTGAATGAATTCACCAAGTGCTTTGAATCTGATTCTGTTATGAATCTGATTGAGAAGATGAAGAATAAGGGTGATGTGAACATGACTGACATTGCCGGTTTCCAAGTGATTTTGGAAATTGCAAATGTCATCATTTCCCACATCCCTGATTGTGAAAAGGACTTGTTCATTCTTCTTTCTAATGTCAGTGGTTTAACTGTCAAAGAAATCAAGTCTTTTGACCTTGCAACTTTTGCAGAAATGGTCATTGACTTTGTGAAGAAAGAAGAATTCAAGGATTTTTTGAAGGTTGTTTCAAAATTGTTCAATTAACATTCATCAGGTATATGGACTTGCTATTCAAAAGATATGCAAGTCCATATTTACTTGTTGATGAAATGATTTTGGCTGCAAGATTCAGTGACTTTGTGGGCAGTTTAGAAGATTTTGAACAAGAAGATAGGACATGGCAATTCTTCCTTCACAAAGTCGAAGGTCAATCATTTGAAGAATTCAAAGGTTCTTTGGGTGGTCAGCAGTCAAAGACTTTTGAGATGACAAAGTCCGATATTGAAACAACTGTTGTAAATTCCTTTGAGATTTTACAGAACTTTAATCCTAACGAAAATTAAGAAAGGGGGTTTCATAGCATGGAATTATTCAAACTGTTTGGTACTATTGCAGTGAACAACGCAGATGCCAACAGTGCGATTGATGACACAAGTGACAAAGCGGAATCATTCAGCAGTAAATTGTCAAATGGTATTGGTAAAGCTGCCAAATGGGGAACTGCAATTGTTGGTGGTGCAACGGCTGCCGGGTCAGCATTAGTTGCATTTGCATCCAAGTCTGCATCAACCGCTGACAACATAGACAAGATGTCACAGAAGATTGGTATTTCAAGACAGGCATACCAAGAACTTGACTTCATCTGTTCGCAGTCCGGAACATCTGTTGATAATTTACAGGCAGGTATGAAATCCCTTGTTTCTGCAATGGATGGTGCAGCATCCGGAACTGCATCAAATGTGGAACAGTTTGAAAAACTGGGTGTGTCTGTAACCAATGCAGATGGCAGTTTGAGAAGTTCAGAAGAAGTGATGTGGGAAACCATGTCAGCACTTCAAGCAATGGACAACCAAACAGAAAAAGCAAGACTTGCAACTGAACTGTTTGGTAGGTCAGGAACTGAACTGATGCCTTTGTTGAATGGTGCATCCGGTTCCATAGAAGAAATGAAACAACAGGCACATGACCTTGGTCTTGTTTTGTCTGATGAATTGGTTGACAATGGTGTTGAATTGACTGATTCACTTGACCAAACCAAAAGGGCATTTTCTTCCATCATCACACAACTTGGTGGTGCATTGATGCCGATTGTGACCAAGGTGTCTGATTACATTCAGACAATGATGCCGACAATTCAAGGTCTAATTGAAAAGATTGCACCTGTGTTGACCGGGCTGTTGGATTCGTTACTTCCACCGCTGATGGATATGATTGAACAAATCTTTCCGGTTCTAATCAGTTTAATTGAAACACTGCTTCCACCAATCACAGAAATTGTCACGGCTATTTTACCGGTCATCACTAATCTGATAACCGCTATACTTCCAATATTGGTGCAGGTAATTGAAACCATCCTTCCCCCTTTGGTTCAATTGATTCAAGCAATTATCCCTATTTTAGTACAGATAATTGATGCAATTTTACCGCCTTTGATGGAATTGATTCAACAGATTTTACCGATTATCACACAAATCATTGAAGCGGTTCTTCCTGTTGTAATTGAACTAATCAATGCACTGTTACCAATCATCATGGAAATCATTGAAACAGTTCTTCCAATTATCATTGAACTGATAAACCGATTACTGCCAATTGTCATGCAGATAATTGAAGCGGTTCTTCCGGTCATCATCAGTTTGCTGAATATCATTACACCGATTCTTGAAGCACTGTTGCCGATTCTGCAACCGCTTTTGGAATTGCTGATGGTATTACTTGAACCACTGTTTCAATTGCTTGAATTTGTCCTTCCTATTCTCACAACCCTTCTTCAAGGTGTTGCAGCCGTAATTGATACGGTTGTCAGACCAATCATTGAATGGGTTGCATCCTTCCTTGCAGGTGCTTTGTCAGGTGCTATGGAAGGCATAAAGAACATGATTACAAGTGTTAGGGATGCATTCAAAAATGCTTGGGAAGGTATAAAGAACGCATGGTCAGGTGTTGCAGATTTCTTCAAAAACATTTGGTCAGGCATAAAGAACGCATTTGGGTCTGTTGCAACTTGGTTCAAGGATATATTCAAAAAGGCATGGGAAGGTGTCAAGAATGTATTCAGTACAGGTGGCAAAATCTTTGATGGCATCAAAGATGGAATTGCAAATGTGTTCAAGACAGTTGTCAACGGAATTATTAAAGGCATTAACAAAGTCATTGCAGTTCCGTTCAATGCAATCAATAAGGTTTTGGGCAAGATTCGTGACATCAGCATTCTTGGTGTATCACCTTTTGGTTGGATTTCAACATTTAGTGTTCCGCAGATTCCAACACTTGCAACTGGTGGTGTACTGAAAAAAGGTCAGACCGGTTTCCTTGAAGGTGACGGTGATGAAGCGGTTGTTCCGCTTGAAAAGAACACTGGATGGATTCAAGAAGTTGCAACAAAGATTCACGCATTCACCCTTGAAACCAAGAACAACATTGAAGGTGTTATCCCTGTTGACCGCTTTGTCAACGCAATGAAGCTTGAAATTGGTCAGAGAATTAACAACCTTGAAATGCTTGTTGTTGAATTGATTGAAATGCTGAAAGAAATGTTTCCGCAGCTTTTGGATGCATTTGATGTTGAAATTGTCCTTGATGATGGAACTTTGGTTGCAAAACTTGCACCGAAGATGGACAGACAACTTGGTCTTATTTATAAACGCAAGGAAAGGGGATTGTAAATCATGAATGGTGTTACCTTTGGAACAAAACATTCCTATAATGATTTTGGCTTGATTCTATCAAGCAAGAATATTTCCCTTCCCAAACCGAAAACAAAAACTGTTGAAGTCCCCGGTGCTGATGGTGTCCTTGACCTGACTGAATGCTTGACTGATGATATTAAATATCAGAACAGGTCACTGCAATTCACATTCACAGTCATTGACCCATTGGCATCTTGGGCAGCAGTTCTTTCAGAAGTCACAAACTTCCTTCATGGTAGAAAGTTAAGAATCTATATGGATTGGGACAGAAACTATTACTATGAAGGAAGATGCAGTGTGAATCAGTTCAAATCTGACAAACGCACTGCAACTATTGTCATTGATTGTGATTGTGACCCATACAAGATTGAAAAGAATTCTTCTTCTGACCCTTGGGTTTGGGACACTTTCAGTTTTGTGGATGGCATCATCTATGTCAACAGGGTTACAGTGTCAGGAACTGCATCTGCAACCCTTATCAACAGAAGAAAGGTTGTGTCACCAACTTTCACCTGCTCTGCTGCTATGACTGCAACATTTGAAGGTGTGACCTACAACCTGCCTGTTGGAACAACCACAATCCTTGACATCAGACTTCAAGAAGGTGAAAACATTATCACCTTCAAGGGGAATGGAACTGTTCAAATTGATTACAAGGGGGGTTCATTGTAATGTATCAGGTATATTGTGATGGACACCCCCTTCACGATTTGAGAAGTGAAGAACTGATTTTGACCGGTGCTTCCGTTCAGTTAGAAGATAACAGTGCAGGTTCTTTTGAATTTAGCATTTCACCCCTTCATCCTGAATATGAGAACATCAGAAAGTTGAAGTCTGAAATTAAAGTTCTTCATAACGGTGTGGAAATCTTCTGTGGCAGACCAACAGAAGAATCCAAAGATTTTTATAATAACAAGAATTTTCATTGTGAAGGTGAACTGAATTATTTTGCAGATTCTATTCAAAGACCTGCTGAATATCACAACATCACTGTCAGGGGATTCCTTGAAAGGTTGGTTTCCATTCACAATGCACAGGTCTTTGAAAGCAATATTGCAATCACCTTCAATTCCCAGTGTGCCGGTGAATCAAATTCATGGGATTACTTGTATTTGTACTATGTGCAGAATAACAAGGTTTACAAGGTACTTGATAAAGTCAAGGCAAACAGTGTTGCCGGAAAGACCTTTATTTTGCCCACATTGGATTTTTATTTGTGGTGGCATACAGATTCAAGTGTCAACAACTTTTATGGTTTTAGCATTGATTCTGTTGAAATTACAGATGAACCAATTTCCAATGCGGTTGAAATTTCAACACTTCCTTCCTATGCGGTGATTGAAACTTCTGACATCACTGATGTTCAGACCGCACACAACCCCTATCAGAACAATGTCAATCTGTTTTGGCATTATACAAAGGAACTTCCTGATGATTATATCAGTCAGAAGTCCTTCAAGGTTGGTGCAGTCACTGTGGTTGACACCAATGATTCACTTTACAGATACACCAACTATGAAACAACATTGACCTGTATCAGTGACAAGTTGTTGAAAAATTTGGGTGGTCACATTCGTGTCAGAAAAGTGAATGGTGTCAAGTACATTGATTATTTGGCTGATTATGAAGGTCAGAGTGACCAAACCATTGAATTTGGTAAAAACCTTCTTGATTTTAGTCAGACCATTGATGCATCAGACATTGCAACCGCAGTCATCCCCTTGGGTGGCAAACTGGAAGAAAGTACAATTGAAGCACTGGAAGAAAGACTGACCATTGCATCTGTGAACAATGGGTGTGATTTTGTTTTCAGTCCAAGTGCAGTCAGCAACTATGGTTGGATTTACAGGACAGTGACATTTGATGATGTCAATGTTCCTTCCAATCTGAAAAGGAAGGGTGAAGAATACCTTTCTGATGTTCAGTTTGAAAGTCTTGTCTTGGAATGCACCGCAGTCGATTTGAACAATCTTGATGTGGACATCCAAAGAATCAACATTCTTGATATGGTCAGGGTTGTTTCAGAACCGCATGGTCTGAACCGCCTTTTCCCTGTCACCAAGTTGAAACTTTCCTTGGATAACCCGGAAAAAGACCAAATCACACTGGGAAGTGAAAATTCAACCAAGACTTCTTTGACCGGTGCAAGTGCATCCAACAATTCTTCTGTGATGGATAGGATTGAAAACATCCCTTCTGAAAGCAGTATTTTGAAACAGGCACAGGATAATGCATCCGCACTGATTACTTCTGCAACACATGGTCATGTTGTTACAACCGCAAATGAACAACTTATCATGGACACGGATGACATTGAAACCGCACAAAAGGTGTGGCGGTGGAATCTGAATGGACTTGGTTATTCAAAGACCGGTTACAATGGCACATACACCGCAGCAATCACAATGGATGGTCAGATTGTTGGTGACAGGTTGGTTGGTGGTTCAGTCAGTGCAGAAAAACTTTCTGTGGAATACAAGACAACGGTGGAAAAGGCAATTGAAGATGCTGAATCCAATGCAAACAGTGCAACGGATAACAAACTGAAATCCTACTACACCAAAACACAGGTCACCACTGCAATTCAAAACAGTGCTGATTCTGTCTTGATTACCGCAAAAGAAGAAGCGGTTGCATACACTGACAACCGCTTGAAGAATTATTCCACTTCCGCAGAAATC